AATTGGTGGAGAATGGGAGATGGAGATACCTACCCAACAATACAAGACAATATAGGTACCACTAATCTTACTATGAATAGCATGACTGCTTCTGATATTGTAAGTGATACACCTTAACTAAAATTAGCTCCTTTAATTAGGAGCTTTTACACAAAAATGCTATATTAGCATTCCCTTTAACATTTAACAGGAGGTATATATGAAGAATAATGTGTATACATATTTTAAGGTGGAACTTTATGAAGAAATATCTTAATAAAGAAAATATTCTACCAGCAGCCCTACTTGCTTTTGTGAGTTGGCTGGGTGTGAATGCTGTAGGCAGCAATGTTGCCATAGCCTCTTTACAGTCGTCCCAGCATGAAAATAACAGGGTTAATAAGTTAGTTTATGCAATTGGTGATACTATTCCAAAAATTAATGCAAAATTGGATTCTATACACAGTTCGGTTGATCAGAATATGGATTTAACTCAAACTTTATCTAGAGAACAAAATGCTATTAATTTAAGGATGTTTTGTAATTCAGTATTTGATGACAGAGGTTCAGCTGAGTATACAAAGTGTGTTACAGAAATTGCTAAGACTCACTAAATATGACTAATGGAGTAATTATTTTATTACTCCTTTCTATTAGTGGGTGTAGTACTTTAGGTATACTAGATAAAGTTAATCCTTTAAAAGAGGATAAAGGTATTAGTGCTACTGCTCAAATAGGAAAGGAGAACACTAGCAATATTAGTAAACAATTAATTAAAGCTGACATTGGTTCCTCTGATGATATTAAAGGTAACCAAAACAACATTAAAGAAAAGAACGAAGTCACAGGTAATCAAACAATATCTAAAACAACTAATGTCCCTTGGTGGAGCGCATTACTATTACTGTTTGTAAGACCTTTAGTAGTTCTTAGAGAAACAATAGATTTATTTAGGAGAAATAAAGATGAAACTACATAGATGGATAAACACATCTTTAACAGCACTGGTTCTAGTTGGAGGGTTATTAGTAAGTGCTTATGCCTATGGTAAGTACCAAGATATATTACTGGCTCAAGGACATGCCTCTGAGATGGCTCAGATCGTCTCTGACGAGGGTTTTAGAAGTTGTAGGTACAAAGACTCAAAAGGTCTAGGAACAGTCGGATTTGGGCACCTCATACTCCCTAATGAGAACCTTACTTGCGTTACCCCACAGAAAGCTATTAACTTACTTCAGAACGACTATTACATAGCTTGGGCTGCTGTAGAAAAGCATTTCCCTTGGGCAGACGGTGAAGTTAAGTTAGTACTAACTAATATGTCTTATCAAATAGGTATAACTAAGTTACGTAAGTTTAAGAAGACATTAAAATATTTAGAAGAAGAGAATTATACTAGTGGTTCAATGGAAATGATTGATTCTAAGTGGTATAAAGAAACACCTAAAAGAGCTATGAGATTAGCTGTCAGAATATTAGCGTTAGAGGAATCACATGGCAATTAAAGTAGAAGATTTATTAAAGGATATTGATTATGGGGAAAATGGGGATTATACACCGAGCCAGTTTGCAATAGAGTTTATAGAGTTTATTAAGCTTGTTAATGGTACGGAAGGTGAGTCTCATAAGTCTCCCGTAGTACATTACCGTATGTTAGATAACTTAATAGAGGATAATGGAAAGGATACTATTAACATGTGTCACCGGGGTATGGCAAAGACCACACTATTAGGTGAGTACTTGTTCCTATATTTAGCAGTCTTTGGTAAGTTACCTAACTTTGGTAGTGTAAGCCTAGCTATCTATGTATCGGACAGTATAGAGAATGGTGTTAAGAATATGAGGAAGAACTTAGAGTTCCGTTGGGAAAATTCAGAGTTTTTACGTAGGTATATTCCTAAGACTAGATTTACTGACGTTAGGTATGAGTTTGAGAACATAGATGGTAGAAAGTTTATTGTTAAAGGGTATGGTGCTAAGACAGGTGTTCGTGGGGCTAAGGAAATGGGTATGCGTCCTCAGTTAGCAGTACTAGATGACTTGGTATCAGATGAAGATGCAAGATCAGCAACAGTAATTGAATCCATTGAGGCAACAGTAGATAAAGCGATTGAATTCGCATTAGACCCTGCACGTAAGAAAGTAGTATGGTCAGGTACACCCTTTAACTCGAAAGACCCACTATACAAAGCAGTTGAGTCAGGAGCATACAACGTTAATGTATATCCTGTATGTAAACAGTACCCGTGTGAACGTGAAGAGTTTCAAGGTAGTTGGGAAGACCGTTTTAGTTATGATTATGTTAAGAACCAATATGACAAACTTAAACTAAAAGGTAATGTTGCAGCATTTAACCAAGAGCTTATGCTACGTATCATGAGTGAAGACGACAGACTGGTTCAGAACAATGAGGTACGTTGGTATAATCGAAATCAAGTTATTAAGCATTTAGGTAACTTTAATATATTTATTACTACTGACTTTGCAACCTCAGAAAAGACTGCATCAGATTTCTCTGTTATTAGTGTTTGGGGTATTAACAATAATGGTGAGTGGTACTGGTTAGATGGTATATGTAAGAGACAACTTATGGATGCAAACATAGATGACCTATTCTATCTAGCAAGAAAGTACTCTCCAATGTCAGTAGGGATTGAGGTATCAGGTCAACAAGGTGGTTTTATTCCTTGGATACAAAAAGAGATGGGGGATAGAAACTGTTACTTTAGTTTAGCTAGTGAGAACAATAGTAATGCTCCAGGCATACGTCCTACTACTAACAAGATGCAAAGGTTTAACGTTGTTGTTCCTTGGTTCAAAGCAGGTAAGATGTATTTTCCTGAAGACATGAGAAACTCAGCACCTATGAGACAGTTTGAAGATGAGATTGGATTGGTATCCCCTTCAGGGTTTAAGTCTAAGCATGATGACTTCAGTGATACTATATCTATGCTACCTTTGATGAATACCTTCGCACCTTCTGGTTCAATAAAAATGGTTCAAGACGATAACGGACTATGGGGAGAAGATGAAGATTATGATGAGGATTTTGAGTATCAATCTTATTTAGTTTAACATACAATACGCTTTCCAATTGCAAGAGGAGAAAATAATGAAATTATCTGATTTTTTCGAGTTATTAGAATATGGAGAGCTAGCTAACCTCACCTTATCTGGTAATATTGATGGTCCTAAAGGGATACGTGAACAGGATTACCCTGTATTAATAACACATTTAAACTTAGCTTTATCTGATTTACATACAAAGTTTAATCTAAAAGAGCGAGAAGTAGCAGTACAACAATATGAACCAATAGTGTATTACACACTAAGCTCTAAGTATGCAGAGACTAATACATCAAGTACTGAACCATATAAATATATTGCAGATACTGCATCTAATCCGTTTACTGATGATCTAATCAGAGTTAATGCTGTATTCGATGAGTGTGGTAATGAGTTGCCTATGAATGATGAAACACAAGATTCTTCAGTATTTTTGTGTAGTTATAATGTTATTCAAATACCTTTTCCAAGTAGTGCTAATGCAATCTTTGTAATGTACCGAGCTAACCATGCTAAGTTAAATGCAAGTACGCCTGATTTAGATGCTGAGATAAGTGTTCCTACTTATTGTGTAGAAGCCTTATTATCTTATGTAGCTTCTAGAGTACACTCACAACGTACATCACCTGAAGCTCAAGGAACTGCTGTTAACTTAATGTCTAAATACAATATGCTATGTGAGCAAATAGAGTTACGTAATGTATTAAGTACTACCACTAATAATACTAATTTGAAATTAGGAGGAAACAGATGGGTGTAAGAACGAATGCACAGAGGTGTAATGCCCCTATAGATATGTACCTTGGTACTGCATATGATGATGTAGCTTTAGTAGCTAGAAATATTGATGCTATTTTAGCTGTAACTAATGGTATTGATTATTTAACTAATTACTTAGGTGCAGCAGATACTCCTCCTACAACTAGGTTAGATGGTACTCCTTTAGAAGATGGAGACTATTACTACAATAGTACTACTAATGCTTTAACTTATTATGATTTAGCAGAAGGTCTATGGTATGAGGTTGATCCCTCAGAGATATATAATGCTAGAGATGCTGCTATTGCAGCTAAAGATGAATCTGTAAGCGCAAGTAATTTAGCTATATCTGCTAAAGATGAATCACAAATTCAAGCTAACAGAGCAGAGACTGAGGCTGATAGAGCAGAAGCAGCTGCTAATAGTGGAATAGAAGAAGCACCTGTAGGTGGGAAAACCTATGGAAGAAAAGATGCTGACTGGCTTGAAATAATATCAGGCTTTGAAGTAGACAAAACCCCTCCAAGCGAGACTAGAAGCTTGCACCCTAATGATTCATTTACTGCTGGATTAGCTTTTTGGGACACAGGATCAGCTATAGACCCATTAATTACAGACAAAGGTCTTTACTTATCCTCTTTCGATTTGGTCAAGTTAAGCAATAATGATGTTGGACAGGTTTCAAATGGTGACATAGTTAGACTTTCCATTGATGTCAAAGAAGTAACAAATTTCTCTCCCTCTTTTCTATGCGCTGATGGTTCAAATGTCCCAGACATTTCTGAATTTTTTGGAGTTGCTGTAGAGGGGGTTATTTCAAAGGATGTAATTGTAACAGATGCAAGTTCTTTTCTGCCAAAGCTTAAATGTGGCTTTGAAGGAAGTATCACTATTGCATATTTCAAAGCGGAAAAGCTAGGGCAGCCCAGCAAAGCAACAGTTGTTGCATACAATGAATCTGATGACTCTTATTCTACTGTGTATGTACCAACAGAGGCTGCTAAAGACAATAAGCAATACGTTCGTAAGAATGAAGAGTGGGAAGAGCTTGATATCCCGGAAAGCGGGTTAGACGAAGCACCTATAGATGGAAATCGTTGGTGTAGAAGCGATGAGAGTTGGGTAGTACCTAAGATGGAAGATGCTTCGGATGCTGAACGTCCTTTTGTAGGTTCAGTTAAGGGCGGTTCATGGGATATATCATTATTGCGTACAGTAGCAGGTGGCTTAGATTTAAACAGTCCGTCTATTCCTAGTTTCTTAGTGAATCAAGTTACATTAGAGGGAGATACTTTAGCAGCTTCAGATATAGATGGATATCTCTATGACATATATGAAGATGGCTCTTTGATACTATCTAACGTGATAGCTAATGCTGAGGATAGCGGGTCTACTATAGTTTTAGGGTGGGAGGGCGCTACAGTACCAGATGGTATGTCTGCACCAACATCTAAAATCATAGAAATAAGACCTATGGAATCTAATAGACAACTATTAGCGGAAAATGATGTCTGGGCTTACAATTCAGCAAAAGGTAAATTTCAACCTAAGCAGATGGCATCAGCATCTCAAGGTAAGATGGAGGATGCTACAGACGCAGAGAGAAATTTAGACCCAGTTACAAATTTAGACCCTGATGGATATAGATTTAAAGTAAGTCCATCTCAATCTAATGCAGGTGACATAACTCCTCAACGGCTTCAAGGTTGGTGGTCAAATGTATTGGATCTGGACAATAAGACTATTCCTTTGTCAGGGCTAGATGGGGTTGAAGTAGATGTATATTATGATAATAACGCACCTTTTAGAGTAACTATGCTCACTCAGTGGGTTGGCATTAATGCTTATTCTTGGGATGGGATAGGGGATATAAGACCTTTATTGAATACTGTTACTGATGTAAAGTTTGTTCCTGTTGATGCTGCAAGAGTTCCTCTTCAAGATGGCGATGCTTGGATATACAATGAATCCGAACAAAAATTTAAGCCTACTCAAATAGAATCAGGTTC